AAGGAATTATCTGTTTTTTTTCCTATTAAAGTGCAGTAGAATATACGGCATGAAAATATATGAAATGATGGATAATTCAATGACTTATACTGAGATAGCTAAGGCGCTCGGTATGACGAAATCAAATGTGGCTAAGCTGTGCGGTCAAGAGAAGATTAGACGCGGCGAAACTATGGGTCATGTCGATCCAGCTCTTATGAGAAGCCGCTATATCGATAACGCCGAATCTATTGAGAATATTGCGAAAGACGTTGGTTGTAGCATTATTCAAATGCGCCGTTATCTTCAAGCGCACGGAATCTTTAGAGATAGAGGATATCAGCACAGGGCGGGTGTTAAAAAGATTTGGAATGATGGCGTCAGAAATCCAAGCGCCAAAAGAAATAGATACAAATCAAAATTTATGAGCGACGAGCATAAGGAAAAATTAGCCGCAGCAAAGCGCGGAAAATTTGGTGAATTAGCAAACAACTGGAAAGGTGGCGTTTGGCTACCTGGTAGTTTAGGTTACTCGACGATGAGTAATAAGGGTAAAAGAACTTATCGTCATCGATTTATTGCCGCAACTCTTTTGAAAAGAGATTTGTTAACAGATGAAGAGGTTCATCACATAAACATGAATCGACTCGATAACTCTCCACAAAATCTCATCGTTATTGGAAGTAAAGATCATGTAGCACTTCACCGCGCTATGAAGAAAGATAAGAACTTAGATCAGCGATTGTGGCTGGTTCAAAACAACATCAAACATGAGGACTTGATTAATTATGCCAAAGATCGTTTCGAAACGACTCATTAAGCCGCAAACGTTTGATGAAAAATGTGCTGGAGAACTCTTTGATAAGATTGAGGGATTTGCGGGCTATGGCTTTAATCTTTCACATTCCGTAGAGTATGCCTTGATTTCCTATCAGAGCATGTGGCTCAAGACCTACTATCCGGTTGAATTCTATGCGGCTGCTTTGACACTGATGGATGAAGATAAGCTGCCGGGGCTTATCGCTGATGCTGGCAAGTTTGGCGTCGAGCTTCAAATGCCTAACGTCAATAACTCAACCCACCGTTTCGAAATCCTGAACGACACAACCTTGTCGATCCCGTTCTCGCGTGTGAAGGGTTTGACCGAAAAGACAGCACTGGAAATCGTCGCGGAGCGTAATAAGGGCGGCAAGTTCAAGAGCAAGGATGACTTTGAGGCTCGTGTTCGCGGTAGAACCGTTCACAGCGGCAAAATCGAGGCTCTGAATAGGGTCGGAGCGTTCGCGGGGGTAGAACCAGCCCAGGAGGCTGCAAACTCTCCTGGACGCATCCTGGCGCAGCGGGAGCTTATTCCAGGACTTATCTCAGCCAATGTTCCCGTCAACCGCGACATGAACACGGATAAACCCACCAAAGTCGAACTGCTCAAAGTGATTGCTGAATATCGTTCGGCGCATGGACCAGGTGGTGACAGTGATGGGGTTCCAGTCTCGACTGTAATGGGTAAGACCGCTCGAATGATGGTGATCTTCGACGCCCCCAACAAGCAAGAGGAAGAATCAGGCAAGATGACGGCTACGCAGTCGTTTGGGCCAGTCTCAGATGCACTTGCGGCATCGGGCTTAAGCCGTAATGACGGTTACTTCACCGCGCTTATCAAGCGCCCCAAGGAAGGCAAGCAAGTCTCTGCGGAAGAGATTAGTAAGTATGGCAAGTATCTACTCAAGGAGATTGAACTCCTCAAGCCACCGGTTATCGTCATGCTCGGCTCTCAGACGGTCAGATACTTCTATCCCGACTTCAAGGGCAAAGCTTCTGATTTCGCAGGAAAGGTTATGTATAATAAGGACTTAGATGCTAACATGGTTGTTGGCTTCTCTCCTGGTGAACTCTACTATGCACCCGAAAAGCAGGTTGACCTCAATCATGTGTTCGAGGTTGCAGCAAATTTGACTAGCTAGAAGCAAAGCGCTGCTATATAGAGCGAATATCAGTCACTGTTGACTTAGCGCTGTAGCGCGTTCTAATGAGCTTTAAAAGCATGTCCGAAGCAGAGATTAAAGTAAGAAACTACGTTGACACAGAACAGCTTAAGAAGGATTTGGCCTATTCATCGACCAATCTTTCTGACGCGATGATGGCTCAAGCCTCGATGTTCGCCCACTACGGCGTTCAAGCTGCATACGCCGCAAAGCAGGTGAATAGCCTTGAGCTTCTGATTGAAAACCATGAAGCGCGGGTTTACCGCGAATTGCGCGATAAGGCTATCGCAGATGGTGAGAAAGTCACCGAGGCGCTGCTTGAAAGACGGATCGCACAGAATACAACCATCATCAAGATGAAGCGCCTGCTAAATGAGGCGAAACAAATTGAGGCTATCGCAAAGACAGCCAGTGAAGCATTCCGGCATCGCCGCGACATGCTTATTCAGGAAGGTTTCACTTCACGCGAGGAGATGAAGGGCCAGTTGGCAATTCACAAGAAGCGGGAAAGTGAAGAGACCTTTGAAGGTCTAAAAGAACGTGCCCTCAACAGACTTAGAACAGGAGAATAAAATGGGTAATCCCTTTATCAAGAAGAACGACAACGCGCCGGAGCCGGTGATGTTTCATGGCGAGCTTCCCTCGCTGAACAGCGTCACGCTGACCGTGAAGAACACTATCGATGACCTGACACAGATCATTGAAGCTGGTCTTGCCGACATTGCGCAGAACGACTCCGAAATCTCCTCCCTGGAAGAACTGAACAAGCAGTTGGATGATACCGTGAATGAAGCAAAGGCTTTCAAGGCTGCGCTCCTGGCTATCGTTGATCCGGCTCCTGGCTCGGTTGGTGCCGATGCTCCGCAGAACAAAGCGACCGAAACTCAGACCTCCGATCAGCCCGTTGCCTCGAACGACAACGCTGCTGCCACTACCCAGGTCGATCTGAACGCTCCGCAGACCAACAACGCTCTGGCTACTGATGCCGCCATAATCGTTCCAGATGCGACTGCTTCCCAGTAAGTCGCCTTTGAATTCCAGTCAATATTGACTATAATGATAGTCGAAGCGCAAGCTTCAAGAACCAAAGCAAAAAAAGGAATAAAGCATGTCATTGAGTAAAGAGTTCCAGGACCTTCTCCGCAAGGGGAAGAACAAGTATTCGGCCGGTTCCAATTCGGTCGTTAAGTTGAAGGAAGGCAAGACGCAGTTGCGTATCCTCCCCTCACCTGACGGCGGTAAGTTCTGGTTCGATCTTGGCGTTCACTGGATCAAGTCAGAAGCTAACGGCAAGCCCGTTGCTGTCGTTGGCTGCGAAGATACGGTTCACGATAAGCCGTGCCCGATCTGCGCTGCAATTGAGAAGGCTGCGAAGTCTGCCACAGATGATCAGACCCTCAATCTTGTGAAGGAGTGGAAGGCTAAGGAGACGATCCTGGTCAACGCGCTCATTCGCAACGGCGAGAACAAGAGCGATGATCCTGTCATCCTCGAACTGACTAAGACCACTTTCGGCAACGTTCTTTCAGTGATGGAAGAATATTCCGAAACCCTGGGTAACGTGACCGATATCAGTGTGCCGTTCGATCTGGTGATTGAGCGCTCCGGTAAGGGCCTCGATACCAAATACACCGTCATGCCTGCTGCTAAGCCGCTGCCGGTCAAGCCCGAAGTGATGAAGAACTTGAAGGACCTCTCGGCTCATGTCGATAAGGAATTCTTCAAGGGCGACGAAACCAAGGCTCTGACCAACATTGCGAACATCGCCGGTATCTCTACCGGTGGTTTGATCGCCGCGACTCAGAAGGCAGGTATTCTGACGGGTCCGACAGCCAAGGTTGTTGAAGAAACGACCAAGGAAGAAGAACCGGCTGTCATTACGAAGCCCGCTGCTACGGCGGCGCCTGCAAAGGCTGCTGAACCGGCTGCGGTTGAGGAAATGTCGGGTGACGACATTGACGACCTCCTGAAGGAGCTTGAGAACGCATAACGGTCTGTTTTCCTCCATTTTCAGACCGTCCAGCCGGGGTGCGACTGCTCCTCACAGAACCCCGGCTGTTCTTTTCATCGCTGGTTTAGCTCAGTTGGTAGAGCGGGTGATTTGTAATCATCAGGTCGTGGGTTCGATTCCTACAACCAGCACCATTTTAACAAGGAACTAGGTCATGTCTTTAGTTAAATTGAAGGTCAAGATTAAGTCTTTG